GGCCAAATCCTCAATGCAGGTTCTAGAGACGAGTTTTTTGCTCTTGTGCAGGAACTGGATCCTAGAGCGTTGGGATACGCTCACGCTTCTGTCATGCGATGCGCTGATTGGCTGTTCCCCGTTGTGCGGGAGCCATACGTCAGCCCAGCCGGAGTATCCTTCGACACGTCAGCTTTTCCGGAACTCGATGATTGGGTACGAGACTACTTGCGAGGATCTGTTGTTGGTGAGTGTTCCCTCTCCTCGATCCCTCCCTTCGGGGGGAGCCCAACTCGTCGATCCAGCGGAAGTACCTATGCTCCTTTTTTAAGGTGGTAGTGTCTACCGCGCGTCGATACCGTACCACCCCAGAGGGGACCCCGGTACTCCCTCCCGCTTGTTGTGGATGTAACGCTGATCACGTGACTAGGGCGGGGCAAGTCTTTAGTTCTTTACGGTCCTACCCGAACGGGTAAGACCCTTTGGGCTAGGTCACTGGGAGAGCATGCATACTTTCATGCTCAATTCTCATTGGAGGAGCCCACCGATGACGTCGACTACGCTATTTTCGACGATATGCAGGGTGGGATTACCTTTTGGAAGTCTTACAAGTGTTGGTTGGGGCAACAAACTCAGTTCTATGCGACAGACAAGTACAAGGGGAAGAAATTGATTCATTGGGGCAGGCCGACCATCTATTTGTCTAACTCTGATCCACGTATGGACAAGGAGTGTGACTATGAATGGTTGGAGGGGAATTGCATTTTTGTTTCTATTGACGAGGCTATTTTTCGTGCCAGTACAGAGTGCAGTTTGGAGTGAATTGGAGGCTATCCTCCGGTGTCGCTCCGTAACCGGGCACGATGAGATCGATTATATAGAAATCTCCAGGGTTGTTTGGTCGGTTAGATGCGAAGGAACTAGTGTTCATGTCTTCACCATCTTCTTCATCATCATATGTGAAGTTTCGATTAATACCAGTCCAGAAGTTGTATCTCCGGGTGACTCCTCCGACAGAACCGGCGTTAATATTGATCTTCCGATCCATGTGGACTTTGAGACGACGACGGTCAATATTGGCGATTTGGGCATCCACCCAGTCTGCCTGATTGGTGCCTCGGAACAGTGTCCCGTAGATCTGATTGTTGAAGGCGGCGTTTTGGGTGACAAGGCGCTTGTACCCCTCCGCGGCATTGGCACGGAAGGTTGGTGACGTAGTTGCTGAGTCAGGGACAAGCCATGGGTTTCCTTGAACTTCCACGACAATCCTACGCCATGACCATGACGCGGCTGTGTTGGTGGCAATTGAGACGTGTTCCTTGAAGCCTTTGTAGTAGAGAGTGGTCCTGTGACGACCAATATCTAAAGGTTGGAACTTGGGTTCATCTCCGTCCTTGTTGACACCAGAACGTGCTGTAGGTTGGAAAACGAACATGGAATTCTCTGTTGTACCTCCAGAGATAGTGGCACCAGTGTTGACAAACACATCAGTTGGAACAGAGGCATCGATGTCTGACCATGATGTCATAGTGTCTCTGATCTTACGCGAAGCGATGTCATTGACGCGACGACGTGTCATAGGACGCCTACGTGTAGTAGTACGACGACGATAGCTAGTCCGACGCGAAGAATAACGACCACGGCGAACAGGACGACGCGCAGGGCGTCTCCGAGAGAACCTCCGACGTGCATAAGCCATAACGTAAGTGTGATGTAAGAAGAATGAATCAAGTGCGGGGAACCTCGTATTTATACTTGGCGAGGGGGCTGTGCTCTTGGCGGACCCAGGGTATATAGGTTGGGTCTGGGTCCAGAAATCCGTATAATATTAAAGATACGGATTTCTTCTGGACCCAAGCTTGGCATTCTATGAAACGCTTTCAATTCAAACATGTCCTCCTCACCTATGCTCAGTGCGGCGAACTGGATCCCTTCAAGGTTGTCGAGCATCTTGGAGACCTTGGGGCTGAGTGTATTGTGGGAAGAGAAAATCACTCTGATGGAGGAGTTCATCTTCATTGTTTTGCAACTTTCGAAGAGAAATTCCGAACAAGAGACGAAAGATGGGCAGATGTTGAAGGATGCCACCCGAATGCTCAGCCATGCAAGACAACACCAGAGAAGATGTATGATTATGCAATCAAGGATGGAGAAGTTGTGGCTGGGGGGCTTGAGCGACCGAGCGGAGTACGAGATGGCGAAAATGGTTCAAAGTGGGGCCAAATCCTCAATGCAGGTTCTAGAGACGAGTTTTTTGCTCTTGTGCAGGAACTGGATCCTAGAGCGTTGGGATACGCTCACGCTTCTGTCATGCGATGCGCTGATTGGCTGTTCCCCG